CAATTAAAACCTTTGTTAATACTGGATGTCTCACCCCATACACTGGCTTCACTTTCAATACAAGGAGATATACATTCGTTGCAATGTAATAAAGTGCTCCTCCCACCACTACACCTATACTAATCAAATGATATGCAAAACTAAATAAAAAACTGTAATGATATGAAGAATTAGAATATATTACACTCTGCTCCATAAACCCAAATAATCCTAAAATTGCGGAAAATATAAACACTTTAGTTGCTTTCCAGCTTTCATCATCATAATAATTCTTACTCATTGCAATACTCACTGCTTCCTCTTCCGTAAGATGCCATCTTTCAAACATCTACCTCACCTTTTTCATTTCTCTTTCCAACTCCCTATGTTCTTGCTTTAATTTATCTATAAAATATAAAACCTTCACATAAGGAAACTCATCCAACTCACTTCTATGTATCCCAAACTCCCTCAAAAACAAATACTCCACTTCCCAATCCTCATTGAAAGGAATTACCACCAGCCTTCAATCCATTAACTTCCATTGCCACATCCTCAAGTTGTGATGCAATATTCATCGGCAAATCATCAAACTTCATATTAAGTTCCTCTGGCATAACAACTGATGCCTCTGTTATCATCTTTGTTAACTTCCACACATCCACAGTTGCATCACTAACTCCACCAACAACTCTCATCTTCCCTGTAATCTTTTCTCGTATATCATAATATTCTCTATACGAAATAGCCCTCACTTTAAATTCATACTCTTTCCCTTCTATTTCAAATTTCAGTTTTTTCATATTCCCATATCCCCACTTTATATATAAATTATATGATTAACTTACTGTTATACTGTTTGCCACTATTTCAATCTTATCTACCACTGGATTAACTGGCTCTATATTCATACTGCCCTGATTTAAATAAGCTCCACTAATTGTAAATGTATATGAACCTGCTGTTATAGTTAAAGATGTACTACTCGCTGGTGATGTTTCTTGCATCAACGCATCAATAAACCCACTATCATGCAATATTTCTATCGTAGAAGTAAATGCAAAATTCTTTGGAACATAACTCACATAATTCAATGAACCTAATGTGTAAAAATACTCTATATTATTTTCCATCTTAATATTCAAAGTTTTCACTGGTTGTGTTATAGTCGTTCCACCCACTTTCACTGTTGCATTAACCCACGTAACATATTGATTAGGATAAGTTGTAGTTATTCCCGTTGCATCACTCTTTCCACTAAACTTTGAACCCTTGCCACCTAAAGTAACATTCACCGTCTCTCCACTATTAAAAGTTAATGTTGCATTATCAAATGCTATTCCAGTTGCCTCATACAACTTGCTTCCAACTACATCATGTAACAATACTGCTGCACTACTTATACTTCCTACCTCATAAGTTCCCGCATTATTGTGTAAAAGAAAATTCAGCCAATTCTTATTATCATCAGCTAAAACAAACTCTGTTGATATATTAAATACATCACCTTTTGAGAAATAAGCTAATGGTGTACGCTGCCCTATTTGAAGTAAATGGTCAAACTGATTTGTAGCTGAAAATTCAGTATACTTCATTGCCACACCTAATGCTCCATAATTCACACCACCAGCTGTTCCTGAATTATAATCCGCTTCTTCCCATACAGCTGAATTAAATGATGCGGGAGTTACTACTATTGGACTTGTCATAATACCTCAATCACAACTCATTATTTAAACGTTTCACTACTAAACTCAATTTCGCATCTAAATCATTTTCAAAATAATTACTATCATCCTCATTTATTAACAAATCATTATAATTATCTACATTAACTTCCTGTACTACTACTTCATTATCCACAATACTAACTACTACATTATGTAACTCTTCTTTAATTATATCTGCTAACTCTTTTGTTAATTTCCTCTCTAACTCTTTCTTATTCATGAAACACTACCCAACCTAATATATATACCTACTTTCTTTTCTTTCTTCCAAATATCTTCTATATAAGTCATTTCTTTCAAATACTTATCCACTATTTCCTTATACTCATCATACCAACCACTTTCCACAGCTTCTAATCTTTTATTACACTGAACACAAAGAATGCCTCTTACAACTCCCAATGAATGATTATGGTCTATATTATATATAACTCCACTACCTTCCATATCCCTGCGTTTTAGCTTCACTCCACATATCTTACACCTACCCTGTTGCTCATTCCACATCTTGTTAAAATCCTCTAATGTTATACCATAACGCTTCTTTAAATCTTCCCGCAATTGTTTAACTCTTCTTTTCCTTATTTTCTCTTCCAAACATTCACCTCTATTATTAAGGTAACCATGAACCTGTAATGGGCTGTAAACCCTGTATAGCTCCTTCCTCTAACATCACTTGTGCCTGTAACCAATCAAAATAATGTTGCATATCCACACCACCAATTCCCTGACTAAACTTCGCTGTATATCTCTCATTCTCAAGAAATGTTAAAGCTGACTTATGTAATGCTAACAATTTAACCTGCCCATCCATTTTATTAGTTCCCGCTGTATTATAACCATAATTAAATGTAATCTGCACCTCATATCCCATATACCAATACCAACCAATCAACCAAAGAATACCTGCATTAGTATCCACCCAATATGTACCCCATCTACCTTCTGGCATAGTTCCAGCCCACTCTTGATAATTCTGACCATTCCAAATCCCTAAATGCTCAAAACTCATCTGTTGATTATAAGGAACTATAGGATAATAACCTAAATAAACTGGTGAACCTGTTAAATACCAACCCAAATAAGCTGGTTTGCCTATCGAATAATAAGCATTCCGCACTGTTTTTAATCCCCATGTTGTTCCTGCTATCCTATCTATATAATCACACACCGTTGGTAAAACTATTGTTTCTGCAAAATTATAATCTTCTTGTGTTGCATCATCTTTTATTTTCAGATAACTAAACAACTCATCTGCACTAACATATGTTGTCCCACCAATCCAAGCTCCACTCGTTCCACCTGCTCCACTATATGTAGTTGCTGGGGTTATATAAGAACCAATAGTTGTCGGGGGTAAACTCATAATTCTACAATACAAACTACCTTATAAAAATTGTGTTTAGAGATAATTCACCATATACGTGCTTTGCAAAAGTTGTAATAAGTTCTCACAATATTCATGAAGGTCTGAAAAGTAATTAACATAAACTACCATCTTCTTTCTAAACTTCACTCTATACACATCATCTTTGGGCAAATCAACTAAAGTATTATAAATATCAACTACCTCAACTGAAATATCATATACATCATTCACAAATGGTTTAAAATAACTCTCAAAGAAATCCTCTGTCTTTTGCTTCAAATCACTTAATTCTTCATCTGTCAACTCTTTGTTAGCACTACGAAAATCTAAAGGATAATTTTTCTGAAAATTCATAAGAACTCCATACATCCTCGCATATAAACTCACTATCTCTGCACTAATATCCACTGTCTGCAAATAACCATAAAAAGTTCCAAATGCTGACAAAAAATTTGTTAACTCATCATAAAACTCTTCAATTCTCTTTTCTACTGAAGCTACTTTCATAGGTACTTCAAAGTGTTCCATTTAACCACTAAAAATAAAAAATAAGGAAATATCCTTACGCTAAATCTCTTATCTTCGCCTGTGCACCCATGAATCTGCACACCACTTCACCAATGGTGTAATACAGTCCTTCATAAGCCAACTGCTGTAGAAGTATGAAATCTCTATCAGTGGTCTCAAGGTAAGTAGTAGGTTGCAGTATCTGGACACCAAGCCTACCATAACCATATCCCTCTGTATCAGTTGTATCAAGCATATATATACGCTCCTTACCTGATATATCAGCAGGCGTATTTACAGCAGTCAAAAGTGGTAATCCATAAATAGTTGCAACCTGCACACCACCTATAATACCTTCCCCTGTCTCAATACCATTTAAGTCATACTTAACCATCGTTTCAGACATAGGGAAATATCTTATTTGATTCATATAAAGCCCCTGTATATCAGCATACGTATTATATCCAGTTATTATCACATTTGTATTTGCTCCATTTGTCCTTACACCCTGTATTGTCTTCCTCAAAGTTTCATCTGTAATTGCCCCAGCTGTTCCAATTGTTCCACCAGCTGATACTACATATGAATCATACAATGAAGGGCTACTTCTATCCACTGCACCATTCCACGGGCTTATAACATCATGAAGCGTTGGACTTGTTGTTGCACTTAAACCTATTGCTGTTCCCTCTGCATTAGAAGAAACAATTCTATCTATACTCTCAAAAGTAAGTATCCCAGCTCCACTCACAGAATTAGAAGTTCCAGTTCCCACTGCCAGCGTTCCTATCTGCTCATTTAACAACTTCACATGTTCAGTCGCATAAAACTGCCTTATGACATCAAGATTTCCATAAATATCATCCATTGACTCACTTGCTAACTTCTGCACCACCTGTGTGGTCATGAAAGTATTCATATTAATTTTAGGATTAACCTTAATAACCTCAATATCAGGTATTGTTGGTGTTGGGAGTGTTTGTGTTTCACTAATACCCATTGAGGCAGCAGTTCTCGTATAACCAAGCACAGTTCTAAATCCTGACTTGTCCCATGTAAATTTAGGCATTGCTGAAAACCAATTCGATTCAGTATTCAGCTGATACCAAGCTTGTGCCCCATATATAGGATTCCAAGTTCCCAATCCCATACCAGTATTTATTATTGCTTTCTGAACACTTGGATAAGCTCCTAATGAAAGGGAAGGCTGTGTTGCATTACTCTCAAAATATGTTAAAACATCCTGCATTGTCAATACTCTTGTTGCCACCATTCTTATCGCACCTCTGCCATCTTACTAACCACATCTTTAGCTTTAGCTTTACCAGTAAGTATATCAACAATACCCTTCTTCATATCATATCCACCATTAAATTCTTTCTGTATTTCAGTTTGAACTTCAGGTCTCTTGCCTACAGTTACTTTCTTCCTGACACTCTTCGTAGTCCTCACAGTTCCACCACCAGCAAGTGTTGATTCCCTGCCTAATGGATTATCCTGCCCATCCTGTATTCCACCACTAATGTTGTTATATTTCTCTTCCCCACCAATAGCCATATCCTCTTCAACTTCAGATTGTGTAGGAATACTTCTATTACTCCTCACTTTCTGCGACATTACAGCTTCTTCGGGAAGTTCCTCTGTACTCTTCGGAATACCAGCAATATTCGCCTTTTCTGTTTCACCACGTTCCACTTCTTCAAACTCCTCTTCTTCGCCCTGAAATTCCTCTTCACTCTCGCCTGCACCTGCTTTGCCGCCTACAAGCCTTTCAAGAAGAGCAAGCATCCTGTCAATTTTCTCTTCAAGATGCTTCATACTCTCTGGTTCATTATCTTCATCTTTCCTAATATTATGTTTTAATCTTGCATCCATCTTCATTTCACCTTTACCTTTCCTACTAACATCTTTTTTACGCCTTAACAATGACAGTAATGCATTTTTCTTATTTAAATATAACGATTTATTCACAGTACCTTTCTCTTCACTTGTAAATCTTATATGCCCACACATAGCCTTCGCATGTTCATCATCTAATCCATTCTCTGTAAAACTCTGCACACAATCATCAAAACTCTCTACATCACCACTACTCTCATCTGCACTAATTTCATCTTCAACTCCAATATCCTTCACTTCTTCATCTTCATCTAAAACATCTTCTTCCACATTCTTTCCATCTTCATAAAAATGACGTATATGCTCTAAAAGTTTTCTATGCTTTGCATCACTATCTTCATCTTTCTTCGTAACTACTTCCTTTGCAATTCTACTTATATCTTTCATTCCAACTTTCTCCCCCTTTTCATACTTATGCTTTAATTTCCCACATATTTTATCTCCTACCGCTTTGCTATATCCTTCTTCCTTCATTTTTCTCTGGCAAGCTTTAAAATTTTTAAACCCTGCAAATGGCTTCATAATCTCCACAGCTTTTTCTATTTTTTCATTAATTTCATTTAACGCTCTATAATACTGGTTAATATCTAACTCATTTATATACTTTTTCATATCCTGTTTTATTGTTTCTTCATCATAAGGAAGTATTGAATTATCTCCACCATACTTCAAATAATATAAAGTTACCGCTTGCTTTAATGTTCCATACTTAGTTACTTTCTCTATCCACTCTTGTGGTATTAACTCATACTCTATCTCCCCACGTTTTACATGTCTTTCATCAAATTGCCGTTCCTGTTCATCTAATAATTCTTGTTCTCTCTGCCTTGCTCTCCTTTCCCGCCTCGCTCTTTCTCTTTCATCTGTCCTATACTGATTTAATTTAGCATCTACTTCCTCTGAAATATTCTTCGGGTTCTTATATGTATGCCGTAAATAAGTCCTCATATTTGGAAAATTAACCACATTATGATGCAAATCATGAAACTCTAAATACTCATCCACCATTTCATCTGTTATCTTCGCACCTCTCATTGCCCAAGCTGTTGCCTCACCAACATCATCACCAAAAAGATAATGAAACAAAAAGCCACAAAAAGCTCCCTTCAAATTCTCCGGTATTTTTTCATTCTCCTGCGCACTTCTAAAACAAGGTGTCCACACTTCTTTTGGCACACTTCCTTTCTCCACAAACTTATCTCCATAAACTTCATCAAACAACTCATCTTTATTCTTAAGTTTACTAATAAACTTCATAAAAAGAGACTTCGGCACTACTGCTCTTATAAAACTCTTATACAAATCATCACTCTTCATTTCCTTTGCTATACTAACCTCTGTTATTAATGCTCCTTGATTTGCTGGTTCACTCACCAAACTTATCTCACTTAACTCAATTTCCTTCAACACCCTTGCTTTCTCTCCACCTTTCATTTCAGCATCATCAAACTCTATTGCTGCACCACCAATACTAAATCCTTTCAATTGTTTATCTTTAACTAAATTCCACACTTCATCTTCTAATTTAAATCCTTTATTAAGCATGCCCACTATTTTAACTGCTGGCACTTTATAATTCGGATGCGTAGTAACTTCCCACTGTAATACCTTTCCCACTGGTTTGTTTTCATGACCATAAAGAATTAAACCACCTCTTGCCATATATTTAAGCATTGCTTTCTCCATAGCATCCACTGGAATAATCTCATTCTGCCTATCTACAATCTCCACTGACGCATATCCCTGCACCAGCCTTTCATCATCATCATTAACAATTATATCAGTTATATCTTTCTTAACCATTTATATCACAACCCATGTACTCCTATATGCAACACGCTCAAAATAAGCGCCAATAATGCCGTTCCCATAATTATAAAATCTGATTTACGAGAAAATATATGATAACGCTTCAACTCTTCCTTACGTGCTATATCATCACGCACTTTATTCGCCACTACCATACCCTGCACTTCCGCTTCAAGTCTATCAAGCTTTTCTTCAATCCTCTGAATGTCTGCCTGCATACTCTTATGTAAACCATGACTTGCCTCAAGTTTACTTTCCAATCTACCTAACCACCTTCCAAGCGTAATATTTTCCCCATTTATCTTCATAGACTCTTCTTCCATTTAACATCACTGTGGATAAGCTCCTTCATTATTCAAATCAGGCTGTTTATACTCAGATTTGCCATCATGCATATAATTCGCTTTTACTGTCCCTTCTTTAAACTCATCATCTTCTATATCTTCCTCTTCTTCTTCAACCTGAATATCCTCACCTAATCCCTGCAAAGTTGTTACTATTGATTTTACACCTTCTAACATCTGTCTCTTAAGAAAATCTCTTATATGGTCTGCTATTGCGTTCTTTTCATATACCAGATTAAACCAATCCAATCCATAATATTTTGATACTCTGCGTTTAAGAGACTGCATTTTACCTATAACATATCCTTTCACCGCATCTCTAACTTTATCATTGCCTTTAAAATAATCAACTAAACGCATTGCAACTGCCATTATATATTCTTCTTCTAACTTATCTCTATCAGCTTTTACTAAATATCTTCTCATCATGCTCTAAACACCCCAGTTCCACTCAACGTAATACTTGGTGATGTTCCACTTAATCCCACATTTAATTCCATTTCATCACCATAAATCAAACTTATAGGTAAAGAATAAAACCCTGTTGCTGTTATAGTTAAAGGTGAAACAAGCCCATACTTCCCACCTGACAAAAAGTCAACTGCGTTTATATTCACAGTAGCTGTTCCACTTATTGCCGTAACATTCAGAAATATAATACCTGTTGTAAATCCATTAGTATTCATACCAACAGATGTTCCAGTCGTTAATACACTACCTTCATTAAAAAAAGTAGCTCTTACTGTAAGCTCTTGCTTTATTACTGAAATTCTCGTATTAATATATCTACTCCTATTATCTACTGCTGTTGCCATTATACTCATACCACAATGTTTTAAACCTACTTAAACTTTTTTAGTATAGAACTTGTACTGTAATGTTATAATTCACAAGATAAATCCCCCTCAAATGCGTTGTTGGTGTATAATCCACATTTGCCGTATATCCTACAATTACTCCTCCATATTCCACAGGTTGATTCATCATTTTAAATACCATATCTTTCTTTATTACACTATCATAAAACAGCCAATCATTTTCCCGCTTTGTATATACATGTGCTACAAATCCATACTCATTATACGTATGAATGCCTACTATCCGCACATTAGTATTAGCTTCCTCTAACACACATATACCAGCTGTTTGCCGTTGTATGTCCTTTGCTTTCCAATCCCCAAGATAAACTGTCGGCACACCTAACTCTTCCAGTTTACTCATCAATAAAGTTATAACACTTCCTAATCTAATTACACTATCCACCACATATATATCCTCATTTAATGATAACGAATAACTACTCATTTGTATTCACCATCCTATATGTCCTTACCTGTAAATTAATTTTATATACCTGAAAACCTCTAACCTGTCGCTGTAAATTTTCCTCACTCATTATCTTTACCCACATCACAGTAGCACCATTAACTACATCACCCTCTGGTTTATAACCCTGCACATTTTTATGAATTGTATTAATTATTTTATCTATATTGCTTTTAGGTCTTTTTAACCACAATACAATTGTATACAAATAATCTAAAACTTCTGTCCTTCCAAATCCCAAATACTTCCTATTGCTATCAGTTGGATAAGAAACAGATAAATTGCCTACACGTTGCACATCTACTGCCTTCACATCATACAAATCATAATTCCGCACAGATATCCCTACCAGAATTTTCTGCCTCACAAACGAATAAAGAGTATGCCTTGCTGTATAAACTACATCTTTCAACTTAATATTATCTTGTACACTTCTCTTTAAGCTATAAAGCACTTCATCTAAAACATTTAATTCATTTGTTATATTATACTGCTTATACAAGTAATCAGCTATACTTAAATTATCTAAATTCATACTAACTGCCGTCTTTCTATGTATTATATCAAGAATAAACAACTTTCCTACCTGCAACCTATGAACTTCAATAATTCTACTTAAATCCTTCACTTCTAATAAATCCGCACTCAATATAAATACTGAATTACTCAACTTATCTGCAAGACTTAAAGCTCCATACCTCGTAATCCTACTATATTTGTTTACATAATCCTTCAAAATCAAATTATCTTCATAGACAAATTTAGCTTTTCTACTCATAATATCATTTATTTTTATTCGACTCTCATTTAAAATTCGTATATTGAACGAAATTAAATCATCAATAGATAAATACTGTTGTAATGTAAAACTTATTGTCTTCGTTAAGATATCAGTCATATCAATCATTTCTGTATAAATGCTATTTGGAAAATCAATATTATCTCCCACACTCAAACCATCAGAATAAAACTCCGGTAAATGCTTTGAAATTAATGCTTGCAACTTAAACTCATCTACTTTCCACATATCATAACTAATCTTCCTCATTCCATCATACAGATACATATCATCTCTATGCCTTAAACTTACTAACTTACTTACACTGTCAACAAAAGAAAGAATATCTGTTATAACCTTCCCTCTATTCATATAATTAACTGCACTGTCCTGCGGTGTAAATGTTTCACTTAAAAATATCATTCCTTTAATCATGAAGAAATCATTTAAATTACTACTATCCTGCAACTGCTTTGCTACAAATGTAGATAATATATCACTCACACTCACCATATTTACTATTCTATAATCCACCAATCTTTTAACATCTGCCAGCGTTACTACTTCCGATAAATTCCTGCCTCGTATGACACCTGCATCCTGTAATGCCACACTTCCATCATTTATCAAACTTACTTTCTTACTAATTACATC